TGGTGGCTTTGAATAAATAAACTGTATAAAATGCGTACAAACAGGAATATATTATGGCTGATTACAATATAAACGATGTGACAAGAAGGGTTCAGTTTACAGGCAATACTGGACTAGGCCCGTTTGCATTCTCGTTTGAGATACTCACAGAGACAGACGTGGCGGTTTACAAGAACACCACATTGCTCACATTGACTACAGATTACACTGTAACGATCAATGCCAACGGCACTGGTTCAATCACATTGACAGGCACAGGTAGTGGTACAGCGCTAATATCCAGCGATGTATTAACTATCATTGGTGCTAGAAACCTAGAAAGAACAACTGATTTCGTAACAGGTGGTGATTTATTAGCCAGCAGTTTGAATGAACAGCTTGATAGCCAAGTAGTTATGTTGCAACAGCTAGACGAAAAACTAGCCAGATCATTGCGTTATGACTCATTTGATCAGTTCACAAGCGCTGTAATGCCAGCCAAAGCAGATCGACTAGGTAAATACCTACAGTTCAATAGCACTACAGGTGATCCAGAAGCAGGCCCGGATAGCACTGATGTCACTACATTAGCTGATGTTGCCACTGATATTGCCACACTGGCAGACATCGAGGATGGCACAGATGCCACAGACGCCATTCAGACAGTCGCAGGGATTAGTTCTAATGTCACCACTGTCGCTGGTATTAGTTCTAATGTTACATCCGTAGCAGGCAATGCAAGCAATATAAACACAGTAGCGGCAGATGGCACTGATATTGGCACAGTGGCCACAAGCATAGCAGATGTGAATACAGTCGCAGGAATAAGCGCAAATGTTACATCGGTTGCTGGCAATGAAACTAATATCAATACTGTAGCGGCTGATGGAACAGATATAGGTACAGTGGCTACAAATATCGCAAGCGTCAATACAACAGCGACTAACATTGCTGATATAAACACTTGTGCTACTGATATAGCCGCGATCATAGCCGCGCCAACTGAGGCATCTAATGCGGCAACATCTGCATCAAATGCGTCAACATCTGAGAGCAATGCTTCTAGTTATGCGTCATCTGCGGCTTCGGCACAGTCTGCGGCAGAGACAGCTAGAGATCAGACATTAGCGGCATACGACAACTTTGATGATCGTTATCTAGGCACAAAGGCCAGTGATCCTACGCTCGATAATGATGGAAATGCACTGGTTGCAGGCGCGTTATACTTCAACAGCACAGATGGCGTGATGAAAGTTTATACAGGTTCAGTATGGGTAGCGGCATATGCCTCACTATCTGGTGCTTTACTTGTTGCTAATAATTTATCTGATCTAGGTGACGCATCTGCGGCAAGAACAAACCTTGGTTTAGGTACAGCCGCTACTACAGCTTCTACTGACTATGCGGCAGTCGCTAACAATTTATCTGATCTAGCCGATGCCGCAACTGCACGCACTAATCTAGGTTTAGGTACTGCGGCTACAACTGCATCAACTGATTATGCCACTGCGGCACAAGGAACATTAGCTGATAGCGCAGTTCAACCAAACGATAGTCCAACATTCGTTACAGTAAATGCAACAACAGTAGACCTAGGTGATTGGACTATTACAGAATCAGCAGGCGTATTATATTTTGCTACTGGTGGAACAAATAAGATGAAGCTGGATGCTTCGGGTAATCTAACAGTAGTCGGTGATGTAACAGCATTCGGAACAGTTTAATATGGCTATACCTTCAAGTGGCCCATTATCACTGGATGACATCCAGACTGAGTTCGGTGGAACAAACCCCATCGACTTATCTGAATACTATGCTGGCGGTGGTAATGTTCCCCCCGGCACAACAGGTGACAGTGGCCCTATTCCAACGTCAGGTGAGATTGCAGTAGGCGAGTTCTATGGCTCTACCAATAGAGTACCCATTGTAATTAACAATACAGGCACAGCACTTAGAGTAACCATTTACACATTAGCTAGTGCTGATCCAACGTACAGTGCTGGAATAACTGATGTTGTGTACAACAATTCAGGTACGCTTTATTCAGATAGCCGAACTGTCGCATCTTTAAGAACAGGTGCATTTGCATCTGGTGATACAGTAAAGATTGTTAATACTGGTTTGATTATAGGTAAAGGTGGTGATGGTGGAGCTGGTAATCCATCCCCAGCCGCACGCGATTCATCAATGAATGGTGAAGCAGGTGGTAGAGCGTTAGCATTGCAGTTCCCAGTTACTATTGATAACACAGGCGGTACTATTGCTGGCGGCGGTGGCGGCGGTGGTGGTGGTAGTTCTGTTGGTTGGACAGTTCAGCCGGGGCCTAAAAATCCCCCACAACCTAGAAACGCAGGTGGTTCAGGTGGTGGCGGTGGTGCTGGCACTAATGTTGGACTAGGTGGCGCGGCAGGTTCTGGCGGTACATATCCGGGTAACGCTGGCAGTAATGGGACACCAACAGCAGGTGGTGCTGGCGGTGCGGCAAACATAAACATACCCGGCCCACTTCAACCAGTCGCTGAAGGCGCGGATGGTGGTGGCAGAGGGCAAGCAGGTCAAACAGCCAATCCGGGGACACCATTCGGGGATGGCGGTGCGGCTGGACAAGCAATCATTAGTAATGGTAATACAATCACATGGATAGATATGGGAACAATTAACGGGCCAACGACATGATATTTTTTAGAATATATATTGAAGATAAAAAAGTTATTAACAAGGTTTACTGGAAAGACAGTCCAGATGATACTGGCTTCAAAGCATTGGAAGATCAGATTGAGGCAGTATTTCCTAATGAAAACTTACCCTATGACAATCTAGCAATAGGTGTTGATGTTGGTGATTCCAATGTGCTGACAATCCATCAATGTTCAGTAGAACAAGATAGTGCGCTTGCGGCCAGAGTACAGAATGACTTACTTATAGATAAAGACTTTATTCGATATATCTATGATCTAGAAAACGCTACCAAGAGTTATGAGATTTTCTACAAGAACAATCAAGAATATTCAGTTCAGCCATTAGGTGCAGGATTAAGTATCTATCGTATATCAGACATGCTTGATTCTGATTTCAACAAGATCGGATTGCAAGGTGTCTATGTGCGCGGCAGTAATGCAGACATATTTACATGGGCTGAGACATTGAAGCCCGGTATCAGTATGCCGATTACTGTAGGCAGACAACTAAATGATGATGATTCCTTCAAGTTTGAATTTAATACAGCAACAAAAGAGCTGGTATCAGTTAAGTTATTTGCCAGACCAGAAAGAACAATGGTATGGAATAAAGAAGGAACAGACACCTATATTGAGTACACTGCGGATTACACGCACGATCTAATCAATCCAGAAGATGCAGAATTAGTCATACCCAAGTATGATGTTCGCGGTAATCGAGTAGCAAGTGATACTGTTATTGAGGATATAAACGAATATATACTTGTGCCAAAGCCCGGATTTGATGGGGAATTTGAAAAGGTAAAACTATCGGAGATATAAATTGAGGCAATTCGAGGAGAGCAAGTATCTACAACTTAGCAACTTTGTAGATCAAAAGACAGTAGATTTATTAACAGAAAGATTATTCCAGCACAGAGACAACAAGAAAAGCCAGAGCTTCAAAGGCGTTGATTCACAAGTAGAAAAAGCAGATTCATTCTATTTCAATGCAAGCCTACATGACGATATGGTCGCTATGTTTCATCAAAGAGCGCAGGTTGAAGTAGAGAAGATTGTTGGCAAGAAGCTGATCCCATCTTATGTGTATGCGCGTATATACAAGAAAGGTTCTGAATTAGAGAAGCATAAAGATAGAGCTGAAACTGAGTATTCACTGACAGTCAATCTCAATGCTTCATCCAAAAAAGCATGGCCAATATATTTCAAAGAAGATGGCAAGCAAGAAGTAGCGTGCGATCTCAATCCCGGTGATGCAGTTATCTATAAAGGAATGGAGCTTGAGCATTGGCGCAATCCATTAGATAAACGCTGGCACGCACAGATGTTCTTGCATTATGTAGATGCCAATGGGCCATATGCAGGGAAGGCATTAGTCGAGCAGGCTAGAACAGATAATCCAATGCCATTACCAGAGACTACAAACTATTGGCTATATTCTAGTGAGGCAGACAGCATACCAGATGACATCTGCAAGTATTATATCGAGCAGTTCAAGACAGCGAAGTCAGAGAAAGCCAGCGTAGGACTGGATTCACAAGGCCGTGTTGATGAAAACATACGCAAGGTAAAGCACGCTAATCTACCTACATGGACAGGGATCACAAGCTATCTGGTAGCGGCGGCACATGATGCAAACTTTCAGAATTGGAATTATGCAATCAGCAAATGCAATCAGTCAGAGTATTTGAAGTACACCAAGAGTGGCAAATATGAGACGCACACAGATTATTCTTTTGTGCGTAACAGGCAATCACCAATGGTCAGGAAGCTGACAGCTTTAGCGTTATTGAATGACAACTTCAAGGGCGGCAAGTTCTATCTGATGGATAACAGTGGCAATAAGTCTTACCCAGAGATGAAGGCAGGCAGTATTATTATATTCCCGTCATACTTACTGCATGGATGTGAGCCAATAACTAGAGGCACAAGACATGCGGTTGTTGCATGGATGGAAGGCCCGGAGTTCAGATGAACAACTGGGGCATAGGCTCAACGCATGTGATTACCCGGCTAGGCAATACAATGCTCAAACGCTGGGGGTTCTGGAGTCCATACTTTACAGTATTGTTATCCAAGATATATCCCATAAAACAAATACATCACAATCACGAAGGCACTTTTGTGTCTTTTTTGTTATGGGGTAGTTATGAAGAAGAAGTAGACAGCCAAGGAAAATTGTACAAAAGACAATCAAAATGGTTTAATGTGGTCAAATCATATGAGTATCATAGGGTTATATGCACAAAGCCAGTATGGACTTTATTATTTATGGGGCCAAGAAAACAGGATGTTACGGCCAAGCACAAGGGAAAAGTTATTCCCTACACACGACTGACTAAAAGTTACAGGTGAACAATGTGGACAAGGATAAGTATTTAACCGAAGCAGATATAGATCGTATTGCAGAGAAAGCCGCATCGCGTGCAATCGAAAAAGTTTATGCTGATGTCGGAAGAAGTTTTGCAAAAAGATTCTTCTACATTATGGGTGTCATAGGAATCGGCATCGCTATGTGGTTAGCAGGGAACGGCAACTTACCAAAGTAACACTACGAGGAGTGTGAAATGAAAAAACAATCGGTTGGTTTATCTCTTGAGATGGCCCAGAAAATTGCACAAGTATGGGATAAAGCAGAAACAGTATCGCACGCTATGGAAATGGCTGGCATCAAAAGCAAAGACATTAGAAATCATTTCAGATACAGACGGCTCACAGAAGAAATGCTGGGGATAAATCTAAAGACTCCAGAGAAGCATGAAATACGATCCTCATACAAAAGAGTTCCACAGCGAGCAAGGCGATTAGACTTCAAAGGCGAAGCGCTTGTTATCAACTTTTCAGATTGTCATTGGTGGCCAAACCAACAACTGACAGACGCACATAAAATCCTACTCAAGATGATTGATGATCTAAAGCCACAGGGCGTGGCGTGTCGTGGCGATATGATGGATGGCGCTAATCTATCAAGATTCCCTAGACGATATGGAAGTACAACGCCATCAACTGAGGATGAGGTAATCACTTGCATAGAATATATGGAAGAAATAGCCGACATAGCAACACAAGCTAGGCGCAAGGTAGATTTAGATATAAACGTAGGCAACCATGAGCGCATTGAAATAGCACTGGCAAACTTCAAAGAATCAGAGAGTGAGGTTATCACTGGGTTATTGGCAGGACTTAAAAAGTCAAACAAAACGCCAATGGAGATATTCTTCCCGGCATGGAACATATCAACATCAACACTTATCAACGACACATTCTTATGGAAGCACAAGCCAGTCAAAGGCGGCATCCATGCTAGACGTAATTCTGTACTGAATGCAGGAATAAACATAGGCAATGGCCATACACACAGGCTTGGCGTCACTTATGTCACTGATTACCAAGGCACGCGACATGGTGTAGAATGCGGCACGTTAGCTGATCCATTAGCAGATCAGTTCTTATATGTAGAAGATAATCCAACAGATTGGCAGTCAGGCTTTGTAGTCCAGATATACAAGGGCAAAGAGGTCGAGAGCTATCCGATTCATGTGGATAACGGCAAAGCAAGATTCGATGGAAAGGTTTATAAAGCATGAGACAGTGTTTGAATAGCGCAAATGATTGGTGTTTTTTTGTACTGGTGTCTACAATGGTGGTGGGCATCTTTGGAATAACACTATGGATATTCACTTAGGATTAGTACATATCCAATGGAATGACGCATCTGAAGGCGATGAGCTGGAGGATATTGATAGCAATGAATGTTTACAGGAAAGCGTAGG